GATAATGTCAAAGAATGCGTTAGTGGATTTAGACCTAGTTAAAGAACAAATTTCTGAAATGATAACAAAATATTCTAATCAAATGAAATCATTAATAATGACCATAATTAGAAGAAATGGTAATAAAATGGTTTTAGAAGATATTATAGAAGAAGGGTTAAGAGATAAGGATTTTAAAAAGATTTATGAAAAACACTATGGTAGCCCTAAAGAATTAGGAAAGGCTATGAAAGATGACAAAATGGATGGTATAATTTTATTAGATAATATTCATTTTACTACCGCAAATGAAAAGGAAGCCGAAAAGGTAGAAGTTGAAACTGACCCCGATGTTATTGTTAAAGAGTATAAAACTCCTGAAAAGTATAGAAAAGGTGATTTTAAACTATATCTTAGAAAAGATGAAAACTTAAATCTAACCTTTCAATTAGGAGAAGAAGTTATTGGTTGGGAAATCCAAATTGATTCGATTGATAATATATTTGATTTGTTTGGTAAAGCGGGTAAATATCCTGCTAGAATTCAACAAACAGTTTCAAAGGAAAAACTAATTGATAAAGGTTCTGTTGAGTTAGGTGTGCAAAGACACGGTTATCATGAATATATATTAAAAGGTGAAAAATTTGATACTAAACTACATTTAAGAGTTGTTCCATTAAAAGACCAGAAACAATGGATAGCATTTTCTAGTTTTGTAAAAGAACCCGTAGAACCCTCCACAGATGACGGTATATGGGATATTAGAGAGGATGAGAACAAGGATTTGTCCTTTGAAAGTCTTGAATAGGTTTCGCTTTAAGTAGTCAATAGGAGATGATGATTCATGGCGAGCGCAACGCTTCAACAAAGTGCGTCAATTAGAACAAATAATCCCTCTGATTTTCAAATAATTAAATCTGATGATTTATACATTGGTGGATATGCTTCCATTGAATTAGTAGATAAGCAAAACGATTTAATTACATTAGAAGCATTAAATGATGCCGTTAGAAAATTCATGCAAGCACCAAGATATAGAAACGTTATGAATAACCATTCAAATGTTCAAGTTGGTGAAGTAGTTAAAGAATATCGGGATAAAACAGGAAAATTATGGAAAACTGATGTTGATGATGTTGGTTTTTTTGTTGTAATAAAATTAAGAAATGATATTGAAAAGGCTAAAGAAGTTAGCCGGGATATTAGAAAAGGTACTCTTCGTTCTTTCAGCATTGGGGGTCAAGCACTCGAAAAGCGTAAACGAGAGAATGAAGAATTAGGAAAGTTTAATGAAATTAGTAAATTGGAATTGCATGAAGTAACTATTTGTGAAAAAGGCATTAATCCTGAAGCGAAATTTGATATTCTAAAACAAGACAATGGTGATAACATGACTGAAGTTACAAAAGCGTTAGAAGAACTAAATTCCCTTTTAAAAGAAATTAAAGGAGAAAGTGTATCAAAAGCCCCTAATCCAAAATCGGAAGAGGGATTTGAAATGCAAGAATCATCGGAAGGTGAAGAAAAAATGACAAGTGAATATTTAGACACTGAAGAAGAAACTGAAGAATCACCTGAAATGTTAGAAATGGCAGAAGGTGAAGAAGAGGAAATGATGGAATTAGCCTCAAGCGACGAAGATGACCCTGAAAAGGAATTAAAGAGCAAAACAAGCCATACCCATGAAACACAATTAGTGGATGAGGCTGGGTTAGAAGTTGTAGTAGGTGGACAACCTTCAACAAAACATGGACAGCGTAAAGATATGGGAATTCCTGCTGGAACTGAAACTAAAAAATCTCTTTATGGTGGAGACACTCCAACATTAGATTTGAGTCCTGAAAACTTGGAGAAGGCTTATGCTGAATTTAAGGCAGAGCAAATGGAAAAGATGGCTTACAATGATATTAAGTCTTCTTTCCAAGCACGATTTGATGCTGAAGTTGCTCGAAAAGCAGATTCAATTGAGAAGGCAAATTATGACCCACGAAGTGAGGTCAACGAACTTAAAAAGCAGTTTAGTGAGTTAATTGACACACTAAAGGGTGAGAAGGAAAATGTTATCCGAAAGCAGCAAGAGGCTGTTGATAACCTAAATGTTCCTTCAAGTGATGAAATCGCTAAGATGGATTGGAATGAAGTCCACTTGGCTATGGCTCGACTAGAGCGCAATTTCCGCTGAATACGGATTTAAAAAAAAGGTGATTAAAAATGGTAAAATATATTAACACTATCGCTGACCTTGAACAAGCCACTTACGGCACGTTTGGTGGAAATAGCGACATTCTGAAAAGTGGTGGGTCTTTACTCGGACTTCACACAGCACACGATACAAACGCAACAAACGCATTTGTTGGTACTGCGGCTTCAAACCTCAGTAACTTGTATAACGTAATTTATGGACAGAAAGTTTGGTCAATGCTCAATCAAGAGATTAACCCACTTTCTATTCTTCCTAAGCGCCCATACACATCAAGCGGTTGGCGCGTATTAATCGACAGACCTGCTGGTGGAAGTGCTGCGGCTTTTGCGATTGGAACACAGGATATTACTGCAACTCCAACTGCTGATATGAGCGCACCTTCAGCCGATAGTATCGGTGGTGTAAAAGAAAACCACGCTTTAAACAGTGTAGGACTTTCTGAATTATCTCCAGAATATGCGACCTTATTTATGAGTCCTAAGACTGTTGCACATATGTTCGGTTATTCCGAAGTTGCAGCAGAAATGGCGAAAATTGATGATGGTATCGGTGATATTCGTAACATTGTTCGTGAAGATATGGGTAAATTCCACGCTGAGGTTCAGTCCAAAATGCTTGTAATGCCTCTTGAAAACTACGACCACACAGGTTATGCAGATATTGAATTGAATTATACTTCATTAAATAAGATTGTAGCAAGTAGTAAAGAAATGGAAGCCATGATTGATGCAGGAATGCATGGTTCAATGGCTGGCAATTCATCAACAGGTGGTTTAGTAGACCAAATGAGTTATTTGTATGGAAACAATTCTCGTGATTTAGTTGCAAATGCTTTTAATCCATCGTATTTGGATGCAGTTGTTGATTACGGAAATGGATATGCTGCTGGAGATGTTCGAGCATTAACTCTAACTCTGCTAAATAACACTTTGCAGAACCTCCGAACAAACGGTGGTACGCCAAAATGTATCTTAACTGGATATGATACAATTCAAGCAATTGCTGATTTGTTACAGTCCCAAGAACGCTTTATGGAGCGAAAAGAAATTGTTCCTACGCATAATGGTGTTCGTGGTGTAAAGGGCCGAGAAGTCGGTTTCCGAGTAGCGACATATTTCGATATTCCGCTAATTCCATGTAAAGATATGTCAAGCACAGGTGAAGCAACAGGTAAGTTAAGCGACTTATTGTTCTTAGACACTGACCATCTTTGGATGGCTGTAATGAAACCTACTCAATACTTTGAGGATGGTATTAATTCTGGAAACCCATTCGGTGTTGGCGCACTTGGAAACAAGGCTATGTTCCGAACAATGGGCGAAACTGGCTGTACTTTCTTTAAGGGTCAAGGCAAAGTTACAAACGTGAACTGAGGCTTTTTAGTCATTAAAATAAAAGGTGATTAAAAATGACAACACATACGGTAACTATTTTAACAGACCATAAAGGTGTAGCAAAGCCAAAAGTTAGTGGAGATGAATACGTCGTTGATGTTTGTGTAGATAACACAAATATGCCATCAGGCGGAGTAACAGTTTTAGCAACAGATTGTGGATTATCAACAGTCCATTGTGTAACAGTAACAGGGGCAGAAAACGGTAATCATTACAAAATTGTTCCAGAAATTGCGGCAGAAACAGGGGCTTATGCTTCATCATCATCATTTAAACTACATTATGCTGATGATTTAAGTAGCGGTTCAACAACAAGCGATACTAACGTAGGTTCAGTAAGACTTCGTGTTTGGGGCCAACTTTGAGGTGATTTAGTTTGGCTAGACTATTGCTAAAGGACAGTAATCCAGAAAAATACGTGACAACGCGTAAAACTGGAAGATTGAAAAGAGGTGAGTCTGCTGAATTATCTGCTAATAACATTGTAGCGTTCTTAGGAACAGCACATTGGGAAGTAACATTAAGTGAAGAAGAAGTTAATGGGCTAAGTGATAAGAAATTAGCATTAGCACAAAGACTACTTAGGTTGAAATCAAAAGAAGAGGTGTTAAAAGCACTACTTCCTGAAAAGACAATCGTTAAAACGGTTACTTCAGCAGTTACTTCAACGGTAAAATCAGTAGCGCCCACTTTGAACAAAAAGGTGACTAAGGAAGAAACTTCGGATGAGGCTATTTTAGCCGATGATTCCGAATGATTCCGAATGGTTAATATGGTGGTCTGCCTCTCCCCAATACGGGGAGGGGTGGCCCCAATTAAATAGGTGATAAAAATGAGTCATGCAGGATGTAGAAGTAGTGGTTTAATTACCGCAGATACGTTAGTTAATACAGGTCAATGTAAGTTAATTAGTTTTCATGGTTATAATAATCATGCGACCGATGCTTGCACAATTAAAATTTATGATAATACTGCCGCAAGCAATCCGCAAATAGCAGAAATTTATTTGCCCGGAAAAATGACAACTGTTATGGATGATACATCAGGTGGCGACCAAGATGCTATGGATGCAACAGCGGTTAATTTTGAATGTGATTTTCATGCTATTCTTTGTAGAAATGGAATTTATGTTGATGTAACAGGTGGAACACCTCGAATATTTGTTGAGTTTGCGTAGGTGATTAAAATGAGTTGGAAAATAATTCTAAAACAAAACCCGAGAACTGAAGGAAGTCAGCCTGAAATGGCAGGACAAGTAGAAGAAAGATTAGATTCAAATTATGGAAAAGTGTATAATAAAAACGGTAAGACGTTCTATGAGGCAGGTATGTCTAATGTAGAACCAACACCTGTTGTTGAATTGACACAAGACCTTTTGAATGAAATTCATCAAAAAGATGGATATAAAATGACTCAAATTGTTGGTAGTTGGGGTCCATCATCAGAATTTACAAGATTTTTGGAAGGTAAAGGTCTAATTCCTAGAGCGTGATTATCGTGGCGGCAATTAATAAAGACACAAGATTGGTTATGACCATTTTGTTTGTCGGTGCAGTAAGTGGAATGAATGTGTATTTCTATGCTAATTACGGTGCAGAATTACCTTGGTCGCCATTAAGTCATGCTGTGTTATTTTCTCTAATCACAATTGGATTTGTGATGGGAATTAAAGCAGTATTTGATTTAATTATGAACGACAGGATGGAATTATGGTTGCTTGATAGAAAAAT